GATTTGATTGTCGTTTATTCATCTTTTTCCTCTTATTTATTTTAAAACATTTTTTGCGACTTTGATCCAGGACGCCTTTGCTTCCGGATGTTCTTTCTTCACCCAGGCCAAAGCACGGGCCAGTGTGCGATAGACCACACCCTCATCAATTTTCTTTTCCATCATTTTCTGCGGCTTTCCAACCAGGATAAAGCCCTGGACGGAATTGTCATATTCCAGGCGATATCCGTCGTCCCGCAGACGGTTGATATAGCGCTGCGCGGTTTTCGATGTGCATCCCAGGTGATCAGCAATTTCCGTACAATTCAGATACACGCCGGATAAAAGCTTTCGGCGGATCCAGTTATATCGGGCGATGCTGCCGCGCAGAGTCATGATTTGATTACCTCCAATTTGACGCTTTAATTATATGACCTATAAACATTGTTTGCAAGCCGGATTACTGACGTTTTACCGTCCTATCCATCTTGACCGGGCGATCTGGCCGGATTGCTCTGTTGGTTTCTTTTCCAGGTCAGGATCAAAGAGATCTTCCGGTTTGATTTTGTGGCTTTCTATAAAATCATTTAAAGACTCTTCCGATATCCGGACGGCACGTCCCCCGATCTTAATGGCTTCAAGAGATCCATCGACGATCAGATCGTAAACATGCCGCTCGCTGCAGCTGAGCGTTTCGGCGACAACCTGCATGGTTACATATTTTTTTTTGATTTCCGCCATTAAGATACCCTATTCTTGGATCATCTTTTTTCTCTTCGAATCGATGATGGAACACGCTTTCTCATCAATGAATAATTGATTCACCTGCGCCTCTCCGGCTTGCAACCGGGAATGTTTCGCAGATGTGCAGGCCTCTGAAAAATTCAAGGCCTTCACTTTAATTTTCTTACCGTCCAAAAAGACAATTTTAAATTTTGACATTTGCCAGTCTCCTTTATCGTCTGGTCATCCAGCTTGATCTTGCCACTTGTTGCTGCTTTTGCGCCCCCTGGTTTTGCTCAGGAACCACGATCCGCGGCGCCAGGATGTTCACGCCGCCGCCCAGCCATTGCGGTTGTGCCAGGGCGATGGCGCCACAGGATGCATCCAGTAAATGGTTCGCCTGCCTAATCCGCTCCCAGTGGACTGCCTTCGATTTTTTGTCCGCGCGTTTTTCTTCCGCCAGGATGTGCTTTGCATATAGGACGTCCGTGTCCCGGTGCAGGTACAGGGCGTTGGAATCGCGCGCGATGGCCTGATCCAGACCGTAATGAAAGAACGTCTTGAGTTTATCCGTATCGATCAGGACCAGGTGAAACCAGTCCGGGAGTTTCTTCCCGGACGGCGTCTTTAATAGGGCTTCGCCTTTTTTGAACATGCTTGCCTGGGCCCGCGACGCGCCTTTGGTGCCCCAAAGCTGAACGCCGCGGTTGAAATTGGCGATGATCCACCAGTAGGTTTCCTCCGTCATGCTCATTTCCGTATCTTTCTTCCCGCCGCCGGTATCGAATGCGGCGCGCCAGATCCGCATGGTCCCGGATCCATCCACGATGGGATATTCCGTCTCATACAGAATCTTTTCTATTTCGGCCCACGTGGCCAGGGCGCCATAATGGATCAGCCAGCCGGTTAATCCCCGGATATCGCGCGCCCAGGCCCATGTGGTGAACCAAAAACCGGACTTTTGGACGTCGGCGCAGAAGGTCAGGGCGAGGGCCTCTGCAGGGACGGTCATCGGCGCCAAGTCGCACTTTGCTTTTAACAGTTCATCTTCTTTTTTCGGCGGCTCGACGGCTTCGACCCATGGCTCTGCTTTGTGCTGGGTGATGAAGATCATCAGCTTGGCCCGGTTGTCGCGGCCGCGGATCTCGGCGGCTTTCACCCGGGAAAGCGATACAAACGGCGAATTCCAGGACGGCAGATGGAAAGCCACAGCCACGGGGTTTTCGACGACGCGATCGGGGATCCAGCCAAAAAGGGAGGCCGGATTCAGCATGCCATCAATCACGGCCTGGTTGCGCATGTAATCGTCCCACAGCATGCCGCAGGCCTTGCACTGGTAATAGGCCAGCCGGCGGCGGATGATCTCGCGCGGATCCTTGATGTTTTCCTGCAGGATGATCTGTTCAAATTCCATAACGTCGAAGGCGTCGCAAACCGGGCATTTCGGTGCGTAATGATAAAGCACATCGGCTTCCGCTTCAATATCGGCGGCGATGCCGGTCTCGAGGTTGGGCGTGGATATAACCAACATCTTGGACGTATGCGGGAAGGTGGTCGAGCGGACTTCGACCAGACCCGTGGAATCGGCTTCCCGTCCGGAGTATTCCGGGAATTTATCGCGCTCATCCTCGATCACGATCGGGACGGACTCCGAACTGATCGCCGCCGGCGACGTCGCCCAGGCCATAATCAGATCCGCGCCGTTTAAGAAGTTCACGGCCAGCGTGGTGGTATCGTCAAAGCGCGGGCTCAAAAGATCTCGGATACCAAGCGATGCCCTGAACATGGGGATGATCCGGCGCTTGGCGATTCGTTTGGTGCCTTTTTCATCGGGCATGACGTACATGACGGACTGGCCGTCATGCTCGATCGAGTAGTTCATGCAGTTGAAAGCGACCTGCGTTTTGGCCGATTGCGGGCCCCACATGAGGAAGATTTTCCGGACGCTGGGCCAGGTCCAGCAATCCATCGGCCCGACGGTGTAGGGCGTCACACTATTACGCCACGGACCCTTGATGTTGCCGTCGGTGATGATGCGCGTCTTTTCGGCGTGCTGCCAGACGGGCATCTTTTCCTTGCGCGCAAACACGCGCCGCTCACCAGGCGTCCAGAAGAAACTGCCCGGGATTTCCAGCGCCGGCGGGTTTGCGGGCGAATGTGTTGTTGTGGTCAAATTCATAAAATTTCGTTCGCCTTGATCAGCTTGGCTTTCATCACTGTCAATGTGCACAGTTTATGAAAGCAATGCTCTTTTCCTTCATCTTGAACCATTGGGTGACAATGGGATGCTAATTTACAGCTGTCGACGCAATTCATATCCGCAGCCCAAATTAATTGACCGTCGAAAATCGGCAAAAAGGTCCGCGTATGCCACTGAAGGTCGCGGCCGATGAATGAGATATTGTTTACAGTCGGTCTATCCACACGCATATTCTCTTTTTTATCTGTTTTATGTTTTTAATTTGGCTTGTATAAAAATATCTGTGCCACCCCAAGTCTCCCGTTTCACGATCAGATCGTTGCATAATAATAGCCTGAGCAAGGTCATCGCCCAGCCATGTTAATATTCCACGATGTAAAACCCCACGCTCTTTCCACGTTACCCACCTATGCACCCCATCTCCAGTATCAATATCATCGTATTTTTTCGATATAGTTGGTTGAGTTGGAAAATCAAAGCTCGTTTGTATTGGCATATCACCTTATTTCCCCACTTTCAGGATCTCTGCCGGGACCTTGCCGGCCAGGTCAATTCCCGACTCGAGCATCAGAGAAACCAGTTCCGCTTTTTTGCAGCTTTCAAATTTTCCGCGCTTTTTGCCCAGCTTTTCATAAAGAAACTTCTGGGCCTTTTCGTCTTTATTGATTGCGAACCTGACAATCATGTCCATAATTTCTTTTGTGGTTTTCTTATCCAGGTATTCCTGCGTGAAGCGCCACTCTTTGGCCAGGTCGATATCCAGAAACGCTGCCGCCCAGTGCCGCTCATCGGCCGTGACGATTCCCGTCTGCATAATGATTTCCCTGGCCAAATCACGATGGGCCTGGGACACTTCATCGGCGGTCATCGATATGATTCTTTTCCATACGTCGTTTATTTCGACATCATGGCCCCAGGTGATATTCTTTTTTTCGTATTTTGGGATCCATTGGTTGGCGAATTTGATGCGGCTGTCGCTATTGGATTTGATCATGGCCATCAGGGATAGCTGCAGGCAACGAAGATCGGAAATATTCAGCGCCGATATGGCCTCGGGGATTCTGTTTTTATAAAATCCCTCCCTGAAGAATTCGCCATGCCAGGCAACGCGCGGAAGATCGGCGTCGACCTTTTCGCCTTTCAATGCTTTTTCAAGTTTTTTCTTTGCGGCATTCCGTTCTGGTTTTCCAGCTTTAATAATTTGATCGAAGCACGACTTATCGCCAACACATACCTGCCGGTCCTCAAATTTCCCGTCAGTCTTCACCCGGGAAACAAAGTGAGAGCACTCCTTACATTTTTCTCCAGGATTACCCTCGCATGAAAAATTATTAAAGTGACCATAAGTAAGTTCATCTTCAAACCGAAATCCGTTTGTGCCAGCCTGCTTGCCGTGTTTCTTCCAGTTTGCCTTCAACCATTTTCCCTGATTCTGCTTAAAACATACCGAATTCGTGCAGTAGACACCGTCATATTTTTCATCTTCAAACAATGCACTCTGGCAATCGGTATTTGATGAACAGGTGAGGCATCCGGCAGCCTCCAGTTCAAACTTGGCGTTCTTTAGCGGAATTGCATGATCGTTGATTTTTTTCTTCAGATCGTGGACCGTTTCAATGCGATGCCAGTTATCCTTGGTCAATAACCTGTCCAAATATTCCTGGACAAGTTTCTTATCCTTCACACGCACCAGCTGTTCACAGTGGCCATATTTGATCTTGCCATCTTCCCAGGCCTTGATGACTTTATCCGGAAGGGTGAGCACGGCAACCCGACGACGAATATACTGCGGCTTAATCCCCGTGCGCTCCGCAAGCTCAGGCAATGCATCCTTGCCTTTTTTATCCAGGTATATTTTAAAGCTCTGGGCCTCTTCTATTTCGGTCAGATCTTCGCGCTGCAGGTTCTCGATCGTCATTAGATCGAAGGCTTCATCATCGGTCATTTCCTGGACGATAGCCGGGATTGTCGCATGTTCCGGTCCTCCGTTTTCAGAAGCAACAATACTCTTTGCCCGGAAGCGACGTTCACCGGCAACGATCTCATACATCACATTTGAATGCTTGATCGTCTTAGGCCGAACCAATATCGGCTCGATCACACCGACCTTGCGAACCGACGCGACAAATTCTTCAAATTTCGGGCCGGAATAATTCTTTCGCGGATTATCCGGACTCGGCTGCAGTTCCGTCAATACTAATTCTTTAAAAATTCTTTCTGGCATAATCATTCCCTTTCAAAAGTTTAAATTTTTATTTCGGGGCCCGCCGCTACCCGTGCCCCCTTCGCGCGGCCGTGACTCTGTCTCTGCTAAATTACGCTAACCAAAGAGCAAGGCGGGCGCGGCCGGATTCGAACCGTGCCCCTACACTTGCCAGCTTAATGACGGGGTTTCGTGGCCGTCTATCCTAGGATTGGCCGTTCACGCCGTTAGTCGCTTCGCGTGTTCCCACCACGCCGCGCACCCGCCTCACTCATCTTCATCATCCGGATCATCCTGCAACGTCGCGGCCGCGGCAGCAGCTGCAGGCGCCGGAACCTTGAATTCCTTGTCTCCGGAATATCGGTTCAGCCAGTCGGCGGCCGCGTCCAGTTGATGTTCGATCAATGCCGGAGCCTTCGCCGGGTCCCCAGCAACCAGGGCGATGGTCTTTTCGGCGCCGCCGCGGATAAAATTCTCGACATCCGATTTAAGCACCGCGGCCCGTTTGGCTAGTTCCTGTTCGAAGGCCTCCCTGGGAACGAACAGCCCGGCCGCCATTTTGTTCTTGTGTTGGATCTGTTCGAGCTTCGCTTTTTCCTTCTCGAGCTCCACCCGGGCTTTTTCTTCGGTGAGCCTTTCCAGGAAATCTTTTCCTTTCCCGTCCAGACGCTTGAGATTTACAGCCGCATATTTATTAACAGCAGATATTTTATATTTCCCGTCATCACCCGGGCGAAGCTTGCCTTCTTTATGGTGTTTATAGGCCGCCGATTTTTTAATCCGCCATCCGGCCGCGGTGAGATATTCGACAACGGCCGGGACATTGTCCAAGGACGTCGGTTCTGATTCTTCAAAATATCTCTTCCAGAGCTTCCCGGAATATTCCTCATAGGCGTTTTTTGTCGTGTCCCAGTCTTTAACGCTGATCGCCGAGGAATTTTCATTCAAAATATTAATGCTTTTGACGACCGCGTTATATAATACCTTCAGCGTCGTCTGCTCTTGCCGGTCCGCTTTGGCAATGAGTTGATTAAATTTTTCCTGATCCAATTTATAATTCCCGAATTTAATTTCCATTTACATGAGTGCCTTCAATGTGTTATCGACTCTCATGTGGATGGTAGCGTTTTGCGCCATGAGTTACCGCTCATGTTCTTTGGGGAGTTACCGCTCCCTTGGGAATACTGTCCACTACTCCTTTAAATCATTGTCTCTAGCCTCAGCCGTTACGCGTGAAATAACGTTGAAACCCGGTATGCAACCTATCTTTAATAAGCCGGGCCTGTAGAGCGGTGATCGCCCCCATGACGGCTCCCACGTTGCAAGGCTTTCATCCTGCGGCTCCATAACCAACTGGCCGTTCTCAATATCCCGGACAACTTTGTCCAGGAGCGCAACGCCCATCGGAAATAGATCGCGGCGCCATAGCTCGGTGGCGGTGTCACCCGGACGGATAAAACACCATGCCTGCGCCGCCAGCGGCCCGCTATCCACATTGTCGTCCAGCCAATAAACACTCCCGCCCGTGATACGGTCGCCCATTTTAACGGCCCACCGGACCGCGTCTTTCCCCCTGTGGATCGGCAAAAGCGACGGGTGGTAGCCTATAGCCCCGATCCTCGCGCTTTGGCGTGTTCTAGCACTTATAAAGTCATGCGAATGTGCGGCAATAATTAAATCAACGCCGGCCGGCATCTGCCCGTGGTTAATCAGTCCGGGCGGTATAATATCAAAGCCCTTCCGGAGAGCCAGGGACGTCAGGGCGTCCGCTCCAGGCGGCGATGTTACCCAGCCGACGTCCCGCCCCGTAGCCATCAGCATTTTCATAACGGCTGCACCGAAAGATTTTTGCCCCGCTAGTAATATTTTCATTCGTCATCCTCAATTTTATAAATATCGCTCAGCGTTGGCCTGTGTCGGATCATCCGCCACACCTGCGCAATCCGCTTTAAAAGCCTTTTAATTTTTTTCATCGCGTGTCCCCAAATATCGGAAGCCCTGGACGGCCCGGAAGTGTCCGCCGTAACCGGTGCGGCCCTTGCATGTTTCGCTTTTTATTATCGCAAGCCGGCTTCTATTTTTATTCCCGCCATATAGGACCGCGCTGACCTGCCGCCAGTTTTTATCTCGGCGCAACGCCTGGCATAGCCCGGGATGTGATGTATGGAATAATGTCGGCATTTTTTTATTGTAGCGATTTATCCCGTCAAGCCACATTTGGCATACCTCGTTTAAAAATCTCATGCCGACGCCGGCACCCTGCCATTCCGGCATGGTGACCAACCGACAGGCTCGCGCCTCGTACATGCCGGGCCGCGTACTCATGCCCAGATGGCAAACCGGCTCACCATCCACCGCCCCGACATAGCAGACCGCGGCGATCATATTCGGCGCTTTTAAATAGTGATGCGGCTCAAACATTTTCCAATAACGCCAATTCGTCTCCCATATTTGGAGCTCAAATTTCGGCCGTCGCCAAAGGCCCCTCCCCGAATAGGAACCGGTCGCGGTATCAAATACCCAGTCCGGTTCTACCCACTCGATAATATCGTAATGACAGGACAGTAAAACGCACTTGCCGCGGGTCCGTTTCCAGGCTTTTTGAAACGCCAGCGCCCCAAATTTTGCGATCTGCCGGTCCACTACACTTGTAAATTCATCGATGACGATACGTTCCGGGGCTTCGCAAATCACCCGGGCCAGGTCCGCCCGGAATTTTTCACCATTAGACAATACTGGGTAAGGCCGCAGCCAAGTGGGGACCGTACCCAGGCCGACGGCAGCCAGCGCCCCGGTCACGCTGTCAAAGTCACCGCTAGGCGCTATGGCATCGATGATCGGTTTATCATGAGGCCATCCGGCCGGCTCGTAAAAGCTATTTCCGCCCCCAAAGATGGTTTTTCCCATGCTCGTTTTTCCACTCCCGGACGGACCGACAATTAGGCCGATCTTCCATCCGGTATCATCAATAGGTAACTCCGCCGAAAAGTCGAAATTAGCCCCGCTTTCCGCATTGAACAGACTCTTGAC